TAACACAAGAGCGTGCAACTAATAGCGGCTTGAGTAAAGTTAAAGCTGTTTACTCTGAGATATACGCCTTCTATCTTATATCTTTCCCTGCAACGTCTACAATCTATTGTTTAGATATGCGCCAGCCCTTAGAAGATGGCAGTGCTCGTATAACTCAATGGAATGCATATCAAGCAACTTCTCTACTGCGTATGCGTGATCGTAGGTTATTAGTAGGTAAGACTAACGGGATTGGTTTGTATTCAGGTAACTCGGACAACGGCTCTAGTTTCCGACTACGTTACTTCTCTCACTACTTGGACATGCAAAGTCCTACACAACTGAAGATACTAAAGCAGATAAAGGCAACAGTTATTGGTGGTAGTAATCAATCCTTTATTATTAAGGCTGGTTTCGACTTCTCCGCTGCTACACGCTCTTATCCCTTCACCATCATTGATAGTGCAGTTGCTGAGTTTGGGATTGCTGAGTACGGCATCTCTGAGTATTCATTCGGTATTAACCTTGACTCTATTAAGAGTAGTGTAGGTGGTAGTGGTAATGTAATTCAGATTGGATTTGAGGCTGATGTTAACGGAAGTGAATTGTCCGTACAGAAGCTAGATATATTTGTTAAAACAGGAAGGACGAGTTAATGTCTAACTATTCAAAGAGTACAGACTTCGCAGCTAAGGATGATTTGTTAACCGGTAATGCCAATAAGATTATTAAAGGCACCGAGATTAACGATGAGTTTGACGCTATACTAACAGCAGTTAACAGTAAAGCTAACTCTAACAATGCATCGCTGACGGGCACACCTGCTGCGCCTACAGCGGCTGCTAACACTGAGACTACACAGATAGCCACTACAGCCTTTGTTAAGGTTGCTAGAGAGGCATTGTACCCTGTAGGCTCTATCTACACTAACGCAACAGTAGCAACTAACCCCAGCACATTACTGGGCTTTGGTACATGGACAGCTTTTGGAGCTAGTCGTGTAATGGTCGGCTTTGATGCCAGTAACGCAGCTTATGACACACTAGGCGAAACAGGTGCTATCACCGCCGCTAGTGGTTCTACTTCAATTCTCACATATGTCACTGTATATATGTGGAAACGTACAGTTTAAGGATTTATTATGAGTTTGTTTGATTTTGCTAACTTAGCTGGTAATGTCTTTAGTGGAATGAGTGCTAGAGATGCGGGTCGAGATGCAGCAGCGGCGAATGCAGCGGCGGGACAACAAGCGGCAGCGGCTGCTGAGTTTAAACCCTATTCTATCACCTCTGGGTTTGGTACTGGTTATTTTGACACAGAGAATAACAGGGCAGGTTACGATATTGACCCTGTTCTAAAGGCTTTCCGTGACCAGTCATATGGGGGCGCTGCTGACTTCATGGGGCAGGTTAACGCTGACCCTACACAAGCCGCACAGAACTACTATAACCAACAACAAGGTATTATGGCGGGCGGTCGTGAAGCTGAAGACATCGCCCTACGTCAGAATCAATTACAGAGTGGTCGTATTGGCTTAGGTTTATCGTCCAACGCTATGGGCGGCGGTGGCCCTGCTGGGATGGGTGGCGGGTATGTTAACCCTGAACAGTTCCAGCAACAGATGGCACGTAACATGGCAGACCAACAATTAGCAGGTCAATCTACACAGATTGCTCAAGCTGATATGGATAGAAACATAAGCCGAGGTCAAGGTATGTTACAGACTGCTACTGGCTTAGAAAGCATGGCAATGCAACCTATGACAATTGGTGCTGATATAGGCAATAACGCGGCTGTAGCAGGTGCTCGTCAAGGTTCTGCACTGTTAGCTGGTGGTCAAGCGGCTGCTGAAGCTAACCTTGCTGGTGGTTTAGGTCTGTCGGGTATGTTCAAGAATATAGGCCAAGGTTTCGGTAACTATGGCGCTCGTCCAATCAATAAGGGGTAATAATGGATACTAATCTTTCAGGCTTATTCGGAGGTATGAGCAAAACTCCAGAACAATACAGACAAGAGTCTATTCTAGGTATGACTGTATCTCCGGAGAAAATGGGGCAACAGAGTTTAAACCAACAGTTGATTTCACAGATGTCTAACGCAGGCGCTAACATTGGTTCGTTGGCTGGCGGTATGATGGGCGGTGTACTACCAGAAGAAGTTAAGCAACGAGACCTTAAAGAAATTATGAAAGGTGTTAATCCTAGAGATACGGAACAATTACTTAACGCTGCTGCGAAATTACAAAGTAGCGGGTATACATCAGAGGCTATTAGTTTAGCAGAACAAGCTGATAAAATTAAAAACGATACCCTGAAGACACAGCAAACTTCATTAGAAAATGACAAACTAAAATTAGAAAATGATGGTACAATTGCAACAGCTAAGGCAGAAGTAGCGGCTAAAGTTAATAGGTTAGCAGCTCTTACCGTTAAGTTTCCAGAGATGTCGGTAGAAGAACGCACAGCTATAGCAGGTAGCCCAGAAGCGTTTAATGCTATGGTTAAGCCCATACCTGTAGCTAAGACTGACTTCCAAAAGACTATCGCGAATTTCCCTGTTGCAGAGCAGGAAAGGTTACTTAAGCTGCATGCAGCTTTACAACTTGACCCCGATCCCACAGGTCAGAAAGCGCTAGCTATGGCGACTTCAAGGGCTGCGGTTGCGGCAGCCGCTCGTGATGCAGAAGAGAAGAGATTACTCAAAAGTGACACTATGGAAGATAATGCGCTTAAGTTAGCTTATGCTGCGGAGGATATGCAAGGCCCACTCGACTTACTTAATGAGGTTATGTCGTCAGCGCCTACAGATGCGACAGGGCGAGCTATGCAATTTGCATTTGAAAAATTAGCAATTACAGATCAAGCAGCTTTAAAAGATCAAGTAACCACTTTGAACAGTGCTAAAGTTATTAATCTCTTAATGAGATTGAAAGCACAAAGTCAAACAGGTGCTACTGGTTTTGGAGCTATTAGTGCTCCTGAACTTACCCTTTTAATGGCGGACATTCGCGTGCTTAAACCAGAGTCTAAAGACTTTGTAAAAAACCTTCAAGCGGTTAAAGATAAATGGGTAAGTATACAGCAACGTTTAGGAGCTGAGAGAATGAAAGTACTTGACCGTAAGGCTAGATATGATGGTAATGGTAAGAGCAATCAAGGTAATAATGAAGTTAACTTTGGGAGCTTGAATTGAAAGATGTTAAATTCCCTGACGGAACCATAATTAAAAATGTACCAGATAATTTAAGTAAGGCTGAAATAACAGCTAAACTTGAAGCTAATGGCTACGACATGGAAAAACTACTAACACCAAAGAGCGAAGAAACACCTCCGCCTGAAGCTCAAGTAGAATCCTCAGTCCCCTCAACAGTAGAGCCTACACCTGAGCAAGCGCCTGAGAAAAGCATGATGGATGAGGCAGGTAGACAAGTGGCTTTGACAGGAGCATCAGCTTTAAGAGGCGTTACAAGCCCCCTTACATTGGTTGGAGATGGTTTAAACTCGGTGGTTAACCTAGGGCTTCAAGGTTTAGGTGTGGACTATCAACTACCTTTAGCGTCACAAGTGGTTAGGGATGCCTCTGAAACAATTGCTAAGCCTGAGAATGCACAAGAGCGTATTGTAGGGGATGTTACTGACACAATAGCTTCTTTGATAACTACAGGGGGTGTAGCTAAAGCTGCTGAGTTTTTAAGTAAGGGTTTGGGAGCTGCTGGTAAAACTACAGAGGGAGCATCTAAAGTTGCTGATTTTTTAAGTAAGGGCTTTGGGGCTCCTGGTAAAAGTCTAGCTACTTCACTGCGAGGTATATCGCCTAATCAAGCGCTTGACGTAACTAAAAGTATGGGAGCTAGTCTAGGTAAGCAAGCTACTACTGCTGTGGCTGCTACAGGGGCTGCTAGTGCCACTCAAGAGTTAACTGATAATACAGGGTTAGGACTAGCTGCTGGCGTTGTAGCGGGAGTTTTAACAGGTAAAGCGCCTACTAAGAACATAACTAAGACGATAGAAGAAGCTAGAAATGCTGCTTCAGCTTTATATGACAGAGTTGCTAACTCCAAGTTAAGGTTTGAATCTTTTGCAGGTCAGGATTTCAATAAGTCTATTATTAACGCACTGGATGAAAAGACTTTACCTTTGGATGGAGAAGGTATGGCAACTGTGCGCTCTGTACTAAAGACGTGGAAAAAAGGACTAAAAAATCCTGAAGGTGTCGAGTTAGCTTCTTTTGAAAGGTTACGCAAGGAAGCCAATAACATGATTACTAACGCTGGAGGGAATCACAATCAACGAATGGCTGGGTACGCTATAAAAAATACTGTTGATGACTTCTTGGGCGCTGTGACCACTAAGATGGTTAAAAGCGGCGATAAAGAGGGTGTTGAGTTATTGGTTGAAGGTAGGAAGACCTTTAGAACAGCTTCTAAGGCTAGTGTGTTAGAGACAGTTCTTTTAGAAGCTAAACATCAATCTGAGGTTACTCCTAATCTTAGCTACGCGGATGCTCTTCAAAGAGAGATGGTTAAACTAGCCAAGAATCAGAAGAAGTTAAAAACTAATTTTTCTGGTGAAGAGATTGCACGTTTGAAGGATATTTCTAAAGGGGGTAAAGGTCTTCAAACTCTTGTTAATGTTTTAGGAACTGCTTCTGGTATTCTTGGTAAAGGTGTTGCTATTTTTAACGCACCCGGAACTATGGGGTTATCTTTAGCAGGTATCCCGGTGGCGTCAGCCGCTAAGTCAGCCGCTAAGAACCTTGGGAGCCGTGTTAGGGAAAGAGGAATTAATTCAGAGATTCAAAACATTTTAGGTGGTGCGAATCCTGCTACTATTTCCAACCCCAACATAGTGGCTGGGATGTTTGGATTAAACAACGTAGATAGATAAACTAAAAAGCCCCTAAGCACTTTAAATGCTTAGGGGCTTTTTTTTGCCTAGTTATCTAACAAGGACACATCTATCTCGTGGAACTCACCAAACAATATCTTAAAGAATGGGAGGCTAATAGCTAACCCCTCAAACCCTGTCATTATAGTTCTACGTGTTCCTTCCTCATCCTCTGAATCTACAATGTAACATGTTTCGGTAGCATTCTCAATATCAATACCAATACCTAACCTCATCTGCATAGAGAACTGCATGTTAATACCCATCCTTTGCATCTTCCCACTTCGTCTTGGCGATGATGTAATTCTTCACCAGACTACTACGGACAATATCG